AGGGGCATTATACCGATGACGGCGATGATAAAATATTCCACCAGGACGCAGAAGCGCTGCAGGCTGCTATTGATGCCGTTAAGTCCAATGCAAAAATCGTTGATGCTATTGATCAGGAAATCGGAATCCGCAAGGCATCTGATAGCATACTGCAAGCTGAGGAACGCAGGGTGAATTATGGCGACCAAAAGTTAGTGCTTGGAAGCTTGCTTGAAATCCTAAATCTGAAAAAGGAGTGATGCATATTGACTGTGCAGGAAGTCAAGGCGGTGCTGAATGATGCACGAGAGGCAGGGAAGTGCTTAACCTGCATTATCTTTACTGCAAGTCTTGGGGACAGGTTGCTGCCAAAATGGGAATCAGTGTGCGGCACGTACATAGGCTTCACGGTAAGGCTCTTGTGAAAATTTCAAAAAATGCTTGACATGTCACTATGTTTGTACTAAAATGGGTATAATGAATTTTTATATCCGCTTACGGTTAAAGGCTGTAAGCGGATTTTTTATCCTATTTTTCGGCAGGTGGTGACCCGTGAATGAAAAAAATTTAACTCCTTTTTCTGAACGAAGCGTGAGCGAAGCAAGAGAAGCAGGCTCCAAAGACGGCAAAGCTTCAGGAGAAACCCGTCGGCGCAAGAAGGATATGAAGCAGAAGATGAAGGCTCTGCTTGAACTTCCCGCTGCTGCCAATGACAGGGAGCAGCTTGAAGCTCTCGGCATTTCTCCCGATGATATGGACAACGAGATGGTACTTGTTATGTCTATGTTTCTCAGTGCTGCTCAGGGCGATACAAAGGCGTTTGACAGGGTAATACAGATACTCGGCAAGGATATTGCGCACGAGGAGCTTGCCCTTAAAAAGCGTGAGCTTAAGCTTAAGGAAGAATTTCCCGGGGATAACGGCTTTTACAGCGGATATATGGACAGGTGGCAGGACATTTACGAGGGTCGCCCGAAATGGCGTGAGGTGGAGCGTGCGGGGCTGAACAGGGGCACTGTGCGGCAGATGAATATGCTGAACACGGCAAAGATTTTATGCGATGAATTTTCACACAAGTGCTTTGCGGAGCAGGTGGACATATCCTGCGGGTCAAAGGAATATGACGACTTTATCCTTGATTTCCTCTGTCGTGAGGGCTTCTGGAAGAACATTCCACGGCTTCTCTCTTCGGCGTTTGCTCAGGGCGGCTGTGTTCTGAGGGAATACATAGAACGGGGCAGGGTGCGGCTCTCGTTTGTTGAGGGGCGGCAGTTCTACCCATTGAAATGGGACAACAGGGACATTACCGAGGGCATTTTCGGCACGGTATCAGCCAAGGGCAAATATTATTACACGTTATTCGAGAAGCATTCCGTCAAGGATGATGATATCCTTGTGGAGTGCTTTTTGTTTCGTTCTTCTGACCCCAATGCTCCGGGTGACAGAGTGCCGCTGTCGGTGCTTTATCCCGATATGGCAGACACGTTCACATATGCTATGGACACTCCCCTGTTTCAGTATTTCAAGACCGATTTTCCAAGCAACATTCCCACGGCGCTGCCTCTCGGCATAAGCTGCTTTGCAAACTGCGAGGACACGCTCAAAGCCCTTGATGTAGCGTTTGACAGCTTTGCCCGTGAGTTTGTTCTCGGAAAGAAGAGGATAATCGTGCCAAGCTCCTGCATTCGTACTGTGGTCAATCCCGAAACGGGTAAGACAGAGCGGTATTTTGATGCTGATGACGAGGTATATCAGGCGCTCAAATGCGATGAGGACAAGGACCTGAAAATCACCGACAATACTGTGGAGCTGAGAATTTCAGAGCACGTTGACGGCATAAATGCGCTGCTGAATATTCTGTGCTTTCAAGTGGGGCTTTCTCCCGGCTCGCTGTCATTCGACAAGGCGGGCGGAGTTAAGACCGCAACCGAGGTGGTTTCCGAGGAAAACAAGACGGCTGTTACGATACGCTGTCAGAAAAATCTCCTCGTTGAGTTCATTGAGGAAATGTGCAGGGCTGTGCTCAGGCTTGCGATGATCACGGGTGAAGTCCCGAACGGTGATCTTGAGGTCACTGTGGCGTTCAAGGACAGCGTTGTTATTGATGACAACACGCTTATCGTAAACAACATCAGTCTTGTAACGGCGGGGCTAAAGTCAAAGATTTCTGCCATTATGGAGGTTATGAAATGCGATGAAGAGGCGGCAAGGCGAGAGCTTGAACGGATAAATGCGGAGAGTGCTGTTCTTGGAGTTTCGGACGGTGAGGGGTTTGTGACTTCGGGCGGTGATAATGTTGATGATACGGCAGGCACTGACGACATCATTGACAGTGCCGAAGAAGCCGCAGGCAAGACCCTGAACGGTGCACAGACACAGAGCCTTATTGCTGTTATGGCGCAGTATCAGTCGGGTGCTCTGAGTCTGGGACAGGCTATAAACGTCATTTCCGTAGCTATCGGCGTTTCCAAGGAAGAGGCAAAGAAAATTCTTGAAGGTGCTGAATAATGACAAGGGAACAGTATGACGAGCTGTCTGCTCCGCTTGTGCGGGTGCTGCTGGATATGGAGGACGATATCCTGCGGGAAATTGCGGCGCAGCTTTCACGGGACGGAGATATTTCCGACACGTCAAAATGGCGGATAAGGCAGCTGGCGAGGGCAGGACGCTTCGACAAGCGGGCGGCGGCTATCATTGCGGGATATTCTGAGGTCGAGGGCGGTCAGGCTATGGACGCTGTTCTGACGGCGGCTGAGACTGAGATAGGATATCTTGACAATGCGGTGCAGGCGGCGAATGCTGCGGGGCTGTCGGAATATTTCTCGGACATTCCTGCGGAGGAATCGGCTCTCGGTGCGGCCAAGGCGTTTCAGCGGCAGGCGGCGAGTGACCTTAACCTTGTGAACACGGTCATGGGGTACAAGGCAAAATCGGCGTATGTGAATGCTGTGAATGCCATTTATCGTGACACTGCCGAGGGCAGACAGGGCGCTCTTGACATTATGGGCAAGGGTGCGGCAAAGGCTGTATCGGGGCAGATGTCATTGCAGGAAGCAACAAGGAAAACCATACGGGAGCTTGCTCAAAAGGGCATTCCCGCTTTCGTTGACAAGCGTGGGCGTGAATGGTCTCCCGAGGCTTATGTTATGATGGATATGCGGTCAACGCTGGGGAATACAGCGAGGGCTGCACAGAATGCACGTTGTGACGAGTATAATATTCAGCTCATAGAGGTTTCTTCCCATATGGGCGCACGTCCTCTTTGTGCCCCATATCAGGGCAGGATATTCAGCCGTGACGGTTCAAAGGGTGTGACCACGGACGGAGCAGGCGGCAAGATATATTACACTCCCCTTTCGGAAACGAGCTACGGTCAGCCTGCGGGGCTTTTCGGCATAAACTGCGGGCACGTTCAATATCCGTTCGTTCCTGGCATCAACTTTCAGAGATATTTCCCCTATCCAAAAGAGGAAAATGACAGGCGGTATATGCAGTTTCAGCAGCAGAGAGCTATGGAACGGGGCATCAGAGCCGCCAAGCGGGAATGTATGATGCTGCAGGAGGTGGGCGACACTGAGGGCTTGCAGAAGGCTTCCTTGCGGCTCAGAAACCAAAAGGAGAAGTATTCCGTTTACTGCAAGGAGACGGGGCTTAAACAGCACAATGACCGCACTCAGGTTTATGGGTATGACAGGAGCAAGTCGAGCAAGACGGTTTGGGCGGAGAGGAAGGCTTCAGGAAATGCCTTGACAAACGGCTCAAACAGCAGTATAATTAAGACAAGAGAACAGACAAAGGCGATTATCGCCAAAGCACAGGCACAGAGCAGACCTATCTTTGCTGTAGATGATGAGGTTAGGGGTGCGTTCGCAACAAATGTTAGCCGTGTCCTTCCAAAAGAGGGCTTCTATGATGTTGCATTGCACGGAACACCTAAAAATGTTGAATTTTTCGGTGAGCCCATTGATGCAAAAACACTTGCTAAAATCATCAGAAACAGAAAAGACTACTCCAAGGGAAGCAAGGTCAGACTTTTATCCTGTTCCACGGGTAAAATTACTGATACTGCCAATTGCTTTGCACAACAATTAGCAAACGCTTTGGGAGTTGAAATTGAAGCACCGACTGATGATATATTTGTTTATCCGAACGGCGATTTTATCATTGGAAAGAGAAATAACGGCGAAATGAAAATATTCTATCCTCGTGAATAAGGAGTTGATTATATGAAATATATTACCAAAGATGAGATATCTGAAATGAAAGCAAGTGAACTCAAAAATTGCTTCTCCATCGAGCCTGTTTCACATAAAGATAAAATATTATCATATATGAAAAACACTCCTGTTGTTGCAGCAACTACTGCTCTTGTAACTGACTATATTACAAATGAACAGTTTTATAAAGCCAACAATGCCCACTCTGACGGTGTTTATCAGTGGTATGAAGATGAAATATACCACTTTGAAAAATACAACTTAAAGCTGAATGATGATTTTATTCAGCACGTTTTAAGCAATTCTTAATCACCTTACACACGTAGGGTGATTTTTTATACCCACACAAGCGTGTATGTTCACGACATTTTGTCGGTAACATATGCGCTATTTTTATGCCAATCACGTTTTGTTGGCTCCACCAAAACATAACCCCTCGAAATCAAGGGGGTTAAACAGTAAATCGGCAGCTTTCGGGCTGCTTTTTTTATGCCCTAAACGTGCTTACGGCGTTAAACTGAGGACGGAAAAAACAAGCCGACAGGCTATAAACGGAGGTAATCATAATGGCAGAAACAAACACAACCGTAACCGAAACCAACAAGGCTGAAAATGGCTCCACGGGAGCCTACGGAGGTGATCCCACACAGGCTGTAAAGGGCGGAGCAAATCTCCCTGAAAAGGCTGTATCTACGTCTGAGCCTGAGCAGACGGCAAAAACATTTACCCAGGCAGAACTTGACGCAATAGTCAAGCAGAGACTTGAAAGGGCGGCAAAGGGTCAGCCCTCAAAGGAAGAGATGGAAGCGTTCCGAAAGTGGCAGGACAGTCAGAAAACTGCCGAACAGCTTTCACAGGAAAAGATATCTGCTGCAGAAAATGGCAGGGCAGAGGCTGAGAAGAAGCTTACCCTGCACAACACTGACCGCATCAGCACAGCAGCCAACACAACGCCCGCTGAGCAGTACACACGTGCCACAGTTAACGGAAACATGGGCACTGTACGTGTGCATTTTTATGTTGACGATGTGGGGACATGGCAGAATCTGCCCATTGACTACACGTCCTGGCACGCAGGGCAAAAGGGAAAGGCAGACGCATACGGCAGTGCTGCCGGAAATATGCAAACTATATCCATTGAATGTATTATGAACGGCAGCGGCGATAAAAAAGACTGCCAGGCACGTGACAATGCCGCACGTTTGACAGCATATCTGCTGGATACATACGGCGGAGATCTGTACACCCACAACTACTGGTGCAATGTCCGCAACGAAAAAAAAGGCAGCATTGAAGCCTTAAACAAGTTGGACGATGGATATAAAAACTGCCCCGTGTATATCCGCCCCAAGTGGGACAGCTTCACGGAACTGGTTAAGTCATACCGCAAGAACAACACAAAACTGTTCTATGTGCAGGTCGGGGCTTTTAGTTCCAGGGAAAATGCTGAGGCATATTTGGCAAAAGTCAAAAAATATTATCCGGGCGCATTTATTAAGGTGATGTAAAAATTTTCTCCCGCTCTCGTTTGAGGGCGGGAGATTTCTTGTTTAGTGAAAAGTAAAAGCGCCGAGAAGTTATTCCCGACGCTTTATTCATACGGAGAGCAGAGATGATAGAATGACTATTCCGTATTGGCTTATTACAACATTTTTTATGTTGTAGAATTTGAATGGCAGGGGCAGAAGGAATCGAACTCCGCATTTCGTTTCCTGTATCTTTTGCACATTCCCGCAAATGCCTATAATACGTACTTTTTTTGAGTATGTGCTTCCGGCAGTTTAGCATATTTATGAGTATGTTTTTATAACTTTAACGGACAAATAACGGACAGGATCTATGACACTTCTGCTTTTCAGCCGTATTTCTCACTGAGGTAACTACGGCTGTTTTCATATTTATTATATCACTGTTGAAATCAGATTAATAGCGCAAATTATTGTTAGGTTTGAGTAATATTATTGTATTTGGGGAATAATTTGATATAATATATTTAAATGATTATTTCAAAAACAAATGTCACTACGAGTGCTAAAAGTGTAGGCAATAAATAGACTAACAAAGGAAATGTAATATGATATCCATAAGTATTTAGCAAGGCTCTCAGAATGGTTCTGAGAGCTTTATTCCTTACTCTAAGAAAACGCACAATGCATATACATAAACTTAGTATAAATATCACGAAATAACACTAAACCTCTTGTAATTTTCAAACCGATATAGTATAATTATAATGGATTATTATATATTTCATCTACTACAAGAGGTGACAAAATGGAAAATAGCGCTGTTAATGAAAAATGGATAAGCCTTGAAGAGGCAGCTGATTACTTAGGAATAAAGCCTGTTACTATCCGAAGTTGGATCCGAAATAATAAAGATATCCCTGCCCACAAAATCGGTAAGCAATGGAAATTTAAACGTTCGGAGCTTGATGCATGGGTAAAGAGCGGCAAAAGTGCTATTGAGTAGGAAATATAGCAACTTAATTGTAAGGAGATTCGTATTATGGCGGTTAAGAAAACGGAATTATATAGTTCACTATGGGCAAGTTGTGATGCACTGCGCGGAGGAATGGATGCATCACAGTATAAGGATTACATACTAACCCTTTTGTTTATGAAGTATGTAACGGATAAGTATAAGGGGCAGAAATACGGAGATTTGACCGTTTTCGATAAAGAACATGATCCCAATCCTGATCCCGAAAAAAGAATAGGCTGTTCTTTTGATGACTTTATTGCACTCAAAAACAAGAAGAATATTGGCGAAGGTATAGATAAAATTATTGCACGTCTTGCTGAAGTTAATGACAGCTTAAAAGGTGTAATTGACATCGCACATTTTAATGACGAAGCAAAAATCGGTAAAGGACAGGAAATGGTCGATAAACTCACAAAGCTTATCGCTATTTTCCAGCGACCTGAACTGGATTTCTCAAATAATAAAGCCGATGGTGACGATATCATAGGTGATGCTTATGAATACCTTATGAGAAACTTTGCCACCGAAAGCGGTAAAAGTAAGGGGCAGTTCTATACCCCGGCAGAGGTATCACGCATTCTTGCAAAGGTTATAGGCATAGATAAATGTACGGATCACGATGCCACAGTATGTGATCCGGCTTGCGGCAGTGGTTCATTACTTATCAGAGCACTTGCGGAAGTTCCGTTTGAGATATCGGGTTATGGACAGGAAAAAGAAAGCTCGACGGCAGGTCTTGCTAAAATGAATGCCGTTCTCCATAATAAAGCTACTATCAATATCATGGCAGGTAATACTTTTTCTGATCCGCAGTTTATCAAAAATGAAGATGCTTCCGAACTGGAACGATTTGATTATATTGTTGCGAATCCCCCTTTTTCCCTCAAAAACTGGTCAGATGGTTTGAAGGAGTATGGAAGGTTCTCAGGTTATGGAGATAGACCACCTGAGAAAAACGGCGACTATGCCTGGTTGATGCACATATTAAAAACACTGAAATCTACGGGTAAAGCTGCTGTCATTCTCCCTCATGGTGTTCTGTTCCGTGGAAATGCCGAAGGTACTATTCGTCAGGCTATCGTTGATAAAGGCTGGATCAAAGGTATCATCAGCCTGCCGCCTAACCTGTTTTACGGTACGGGAATACCTGCTTGTATTATTATAATCGATAAAGAGGGTGCTGAAAACCGTTCCGGAATCTTTATGATAGATGCAGGCAAGGGATTTGTAAAGGACGGAAACAAGAACAGACTGCGTGAACAGGATATCTATCGTATTGTCACTACATTCAATGAGCAGATTACAGATGATCCTAAATATGCTCGCTTTGTTCCCAATAAGGAGATCAAAGAGAAGAATGGCTATAACCTGAATATTTCCCGTTACATAGATTCTTCCGAGCCTGAGGATATTCAGGATATTTATGCTCATATTCACGGCGGTATCCCTGCTGTGGATATAGATGCACTGAGTAAATACTGGGATGCATTCCCGACGCTGAAAGATGAACTGCTCAGTTCGCTTAGTGATAGCTATTATAAGCTGAATGTGGAAGAAAGCGACATTCGCAGAACGATATATGCTAATGGTGAATTCTCGGCATATGGGGATCTTATCGACAAGGCATTTACAGACTGGAAATCTTTTGCAGATACAAAGCTGAAAAAACTTGATAGCTCCGTTTCTGCCAAAACTCTCATATCCGAGTTGGCAGAGAATATAATGAAAGCATTTGAAGATATCTTGCTTATCAACAAGTATGATATTTACCAGATACTTCTTGCATACTGGAACGAAGTGCTTAACGATGATGTTTCTTTGATAATCTCGGATGATAAGGGCTATGAAATTGCAAGAGAGACCGAGAACATCATGAAGGAGACAAAGAAAACCGATGCCGACGGCAACCCTGAGTTAAAGGTTGCAGGCTGGGAAGGCAAGCTTATTCCGAAGGAAATAGTTATCTCAGAGCTATTCCCCGAGGAGAAAAAGGCGATAGATGACCTTATGGATATTGTCGCAGAGACCGATTCAAGACTCATGGCAATGATCGAGGAATCGGCAGAAGACTCGGCATTATCAGAACTTGCAGAGGGTGGAAAAGTCAAGAGCAAGTACATTCAGGAGAAAATCGACAAGATCATGGAAAATGTCCATACTCCGCTTATTGACGGCCTTGTAACGCTTCTGAATCTTCTTCCGTCAATGAAAAAGAAGGAATATACACAGTATATCGACAAGCACGCTGAACTGAAAGTTGCATATACCGATAAAGGAACTGTAACCAATGCATCCATAAATAATGCTTTAAGTGCAGCCCGTGCAGAAGCGCCTGCACCTGCTGCATACGCCGATGACTACGAAGAGCTAAAGAAAGCGTTTGAGCTTGCACAAAGGTCTGAGGAATCGACTAAGCTTATAAAAGAAATGGATAAGGCTCTTGATGAAAAGGCTCGTGAGAGATATGCGTCACTTACCGATGATGAGATCAAGGAGCTGCTTGTCAACAAGAAGTGGTATTATGCCATAGGCAAGGGAATTATTGATCTGTACACAGCAATTTCTCATAAGCTTGCCGAGCGTATCACCGAGCTTTCAAAAAGATATGAGCTTACACTTACAGACCTTGACAGTAAGATAAACGAAGCAGAATCATCACTGTCAGATATGCTTGGTGAATTAACAGGCAATGATTATGATATGAAAGCTTTTGCAGAGTTAATAGAATTGCTCGGAGGTTCAAACAATGTCGAATAATAACAAAACTCCGGCGATAAGATTCAAAGGATTTACTGACACTTGGGAACAGCGTAAGTTAGGTGATATGTGCGATGAGTTCCAAAGTGGCAAGAGTATAAAGGCATCTGATATAACAGATTCTGGCGAGTATGCTGTCTATGGCGGAAACGGGTTTAGAGGTTATACAGATACCTATAATCATGATGGTGATTATGCTCTAATTGGAAGGCAGGGCGCACTTTGTGGTAACATGAATTTTTCCTCTGGAAAAGCCTATTTTACGGAACACGCCGTTGCTGTTCATGGTAATGCAGATAACGATACATTGTTTTTGTATTACCTTTTAAACCTGATGAATTTAGGACAGTATTCCGGTCAATCCGCACAGCCCGGATTAGCTGTAAATAAGATAATTCAACTGAAAACAAAAGCCCCAAAATTAGATGAACAAAGGCTCATTAGCAGCTTTTTCAAACAGCTCGACTCCCTTATCACCCTTCATCAGCGTAAGTGTGACAAGTTGATTCAATTCAAAGCGGCGATGCTGCAAAAAATGTTCCCGCAAAATGATGCTGATAAGCCTGAAATAAGATTCAAAGGATTTACTGACGCTTGGGAACAGCGTGAGTTATCTGATGAGTTTGAAAGATTTATTGTACCAATGAGAGATAAACCAAAGCAATTTGGCGGAAACATACCTTGGACGAGAATCGAAGATATAGAGGGAAAATATCTTAATGATAGTTTATCGGGACAATATGTTACAGACGAAACTGTTAAGCAGATGAATTTGAAAATAATTCCAAAAGATTCATTAATTGTTTCCTCAAGTGCTACATTTGGCGTAGTTGCCGTAGTTACACAAGATTTAATAACCAATCAGACCTTTATTGGATTAGTTCCTAATGACAATGAAACACTTGATTACTGGTATGCTTTTTTTTACTCTAATGGAGCAAGAAGATATATGAAATCAGAATCCGCAGGGTCTACAATCTTCTATATTGCAAGAGAAAGTTTTGAAAAAATGCCAATAAAAATACCATTAAAGAGTGAAATGCTTAAAATTGGTGCATATTTTGATACCATTGACCATCTTATTACTCTTCATCAGCGTAAGTGTGAAAAATATAAAAGCATAAAAGCAGGATTGATCAGAAAACTTTTTCCATGAAATAACAAACACATTAAGGAGGAATGTACGTATGAGTATCGGTGATACCGAGAGAACCACGCAAAATCGTGTAATTGATTTCTTTAAGAACAGAAATATCCTCGATTATAAATATATTGGCAACCTGAAAGACAGAGCAAATAAAAATATCCGAGAAGACCGACTTCGTGCGTACCTTCACCTTAGCGGTTATAGTGAAAGGCTGATAGACGGTGCTGTTTCCGAACTTATAAAGGCTGCTGATGATATGACACATGGGCTTTATGATGCTAACCATAAGGTCTATACGCTGCTGAAATACGGTGCCAAGGTCAAGGAAACTCCCGAAAGCGCCCCTAAGACGGTTTACTTCATTGATGTTGATAACCCTACAAATAATGATTTTGCAATAGCCGAGGAAGTAACGGTTATTGACCGTCAGGAGAAAAGACCTGACCTTGTTATTTATGTCAACGGCATCGCTATGGCAGTTATAGAGCTGAAAAAGAGCAGCGTGTCCGTATCAAATGGTATCAGGCAGAACCTTACCAATCAGAAGGACGGCTTTATTGCATCGTTCTTTACGACTGTACAGTTTTGTATGGCAGGCAATGAAATAGAAGGTCTGCGTTACGGCACTATTCTGACAGGCGAAAAATACTATATGGAATGGAAGCCTGACGGATTCCATGAAAACGAAGACGAGCGTGATCCTGAAGATGCACGTATTATGGAATACTGCGATCATATAGATGATCTTCTGCTTCAGCAGCTGTATCAGATGTTCGATAAGAAACGCTTTATTGACCTCATTGAGAATTTTGTAGTTTTCGATAAGGGCATTAAGAAGGTATGCCGTTATAATCAGTATTTCGGTATAAAACGTACTCAGAACAGATTAGCAAAACAGCGTGGCGGTATTCTATGGCATACTCAGGGCAGCGGTAAAACGCTGACAATGGTATGGCTGTCAAAATGGATCCTTGCCAATTGTAAAGAAGAAAATCCTCGTGTGCTTATCGTCACCGACCGTGATGAGCTGGACGAGCAGATCGAGAAGACATACATTGGTGTTGATGAAAAGATCACCAGAACCAAGAGCTGTGATGATCTGCTTCGCAAGCTGAATTCCTATGACAGTTCACTCTTATGTTCATTGGTGCATAAATTTGGTCGCCGTGGCGGAGAAGCTACTGAATCCGATTATGACAAGTATATTGATGAGTTGAAGAAGTCGCTCCCTGCTGACTTTAAGGCGAAAGGAAAAATCTTTGTCTTTGTTGATGAGTGTCACAGAACGCAGTCGGGCAAGCTTCATGCTGCAATGCAGGCAATCATGCCGGATGCGATATTCATCGGTTTTACAGGAACACCGCTCCTGAAAAAAGATAAGAAGACAAGTATAGAGGTGTTCGGCACTTATATTCATACCTATAAGTATAACGAAGCAGTGCGTGACGGTGTTGTACTTGATCTGAGATATGAATACAGGGATATCCCACAGGAGCTCAGCGCACATGACAGAGTTGACCAATGGTTTGACGTTAAAACACGTTCTCTTTCAAGCAGAGCTAAAGCAAAGCTGAAAGAGAAATGGGCAAGTATGCAGAAAATCTATAGTTCCCGTTCAAGGCTTGAACGTGTCGCTTGGGATATAATTCAGGATTTTGATTTAAAGCCACGCCTTATGGATGGCAACGGAAACGCAATTCTTGTCGCAGATTCGATCTATACTGCTTGCAAGTATTATGAGATCTTCCAGCAGAGAGGTTTCAAAAAGTGTGCCATCATATCCTCTTACACTCCGCAAGCCGGTGATCTGAGAACTGATACTGTAAGTGCCGATGATGAAACTGAAACTTTTGAAAAATACGAGATATATCTCCGTATGTTAGGACTTGATCCTGATAATCTTCCGGAAAAACTTTCCATTCAGAAAAAGGTTGAGGATTTTGAAAAGGATGTCAAAGATAAATTTATCAACCAGCCTGCAAATATGAAACTGCTCATTGTGGTTGATAAGCTCCTCACAGGATTTGATGCTCCGCCGTGTACATACCTGTATATTGATAAGAGTATGCAGGATCACGGTTTGTTCCAAGCCATTTGCCGTGTTAACAGACTGGATGGTGATACAAAGGAATTTGGATATATTGTTGATTATAAGCAGCTTTTCGGAGATTTAAAGAATGCGATGGACACCTATACATCGGGTGCATTTGAAAACTATGATCCGGAAGATGTCGATGGACTTATCAAAGATAGAAGCGCTGAAGCAATCAAGCATTTCAATGAAGTGTACGATCAGTTGGAAGAACTATGCGAAGGCGTAGAAGCTCCAAAGGGTGATTTACAGTATATGCATTATTTCTGCGGAGAATCCGGCATGAGCGAAGAAACTGATGAGATCTATTCTCGTCTCAGAGAAAGGCTGTATAAGCTTGTAAGTGGTTTAGTTCGTGCATTTGCAGAAGCCAAGCCATACATGGTTGATATTTATACTGCCAAAGAAGTATCTGCATACGATGAAAAAGTAAAATTCTATGTTGAGCTGAAACAGACAATCGGAAATAAAAGCGGAGACTTCTTGGATTTTAAAGCTTATGAGCCGGATATGCGTAAATTGATCGACAACTATATTACAGCTTCAGATAGCGTTAAAATCGGTGAGTTCGATGATCTAACACTGCTTGATTTCGTAGCAGAACAGGGAGAAACCATGACTGATGAAAATGCTCCCTCAGATAAAAAAGAAGGAGCAGCTGAAGCAATTGAAAATAATATTCGTCGTAAAATGGTAGAAAAAGTTGCGGTCAACCCTAAGTATTATGAAAAGATGTCAGCAATACTGGATGAGCTGATTCAAAAAAGAAAGCAAGGCGTTATCTCTTATAAGGAACTCCTTGAGGAACAAATAAAACTTGCTAAAAATGTTGAACATCCGGAACAAAATGAAGACTATCCTGAAAGCATAAGAAAAAGTAAGGCTTTGCAAGCTCTATACGATAATACTGACGGTAATGAAATATTAGCAATCAAACTTCATAATGCTGTTCTTAGCAGTAAAATGAGCGGATTCCGTGGTGATCCTATAAAAGAAAACAGAATAAAGAAAGCTTTATTCATTATTCTTAATGATGATTCTGAAGTCGAAAGATTATTTAAAATCATCGAAAAACAGGAGGAATACTAATATATGACAATTATGATTTCTGGCATACCTATTGATATCCATAAAAAGAATATCAAGAATATGCATCTTCAGGTCAAGCCTCCTGATGGACACGTCGTTATCTCTGCTCCGGCATCTATTGATGATAAGGCAATAGAAATATATGCCCGAACAAATCTTATTTGGATCAAAAAACAGATTGAAAAGTTTCAACATCAGGCAAGAAGCACTAAACGTCAGTATGTAAGCGGAGAAACGCTTTTCATATGGGGAAAACAATATTATCTATCCTTTCAGCCTAATTCACAAAAGAACGGATTTGAAATAAAAGGAGATAAGGTAATACTCTCTATGCGTGAAGAAAGTACAGTAAAGCAAAGAGAAAACTATGTGCGAGAGCAGTACCGTATCTTACTAAAAGCGGAAATTGAAAGATTACTTCCGAAGTGGGAAAGGCTTACCGAGCTATACTGTGATTCTTGGCAAACCAAATATATGTTAACTCGCTGGGGAACTTGTAATACAGAGAAGAAAAAACTATGGTTTAATTTACAGCTTGCACAGAAACCAATCGAGTGTTTAGAGTATGTAATATTGCATGAACTTCTCCATTTAAAGGAGCGTACTCATAACTCAGCTTTTATTTCATATATGGATTTATACATGAAAGATTGGCGGGCTGTACGAAAAGAACTTAATGATTTAAGACTGGATTATTATAATATGGTCGAATGATGCGGTTGCTTGCCTTAGGCAGAGAAAGGAGTAAAAAATGTTAGATCAGCCCAAAGAACTAATAGAAAAGCATATAAAAACGCATACGGAAAGATCAGCAGAAGACGAAGCTGCTGTCTCTACATTAGAATTCTTTTTTCGTTCAAATGGACGCATCAACCCATTATTTGCATCTAACGATAAATGGCCTAACACCGATGGAACGTTTGAATATGTTGCAGACCCTGATGTATCAAGGCGACCTAAGCAAAATTTCTTTGTTCAGATAAAAGGTTCTCATTCATATAGAGAGGATAATGGGAAAATCAAATATTCATTGCAAAGTCTTGGTTTCCCTGCAACGATGGCTATGGATGTCACCTTAGACCCCGGAATACTCTTTATTGTACTTAACCCTGATGAAAGAGGCTCTGAGCGTGTTTTCTGGAAATATATGTCCGTAGACTATATTAATTCGATTGATTTTTCCAAAGGTAGTACAACTGTTGCTTTTGAGGCAGAAGAGGAAATTTTTAATACCGATGAAAGTATTATTGATTTTTGTAAAAAACTTGATCGTATAATTGAACATCATTCATTTGTAAATAAGCTTAGTTCAACTCAGCTTAATCTTGATGATATCAAAAGAATTGTAATGGCTTGTGATAAGTCTATCGTTAGAAGTATTGATACAATAGAAAACCGTAGTGCAACCAGAGATGAAATATCTCAAGATATTCTACCAAGATTAAATGACCTATGCAGAGCCGCATTATTACAAAACTCTTATAATATTAGATGCACAAAGCCAAATCTTCAATTAGCATATGAACAAGCTCAACTCGATTTGAGGACTAAATATCTTGCCAATTTCTTACGATGCTTAAAGTATATTGATTGCCGAATTCCGGAAGAAGGTCAATCTGAACGCTTAATGTTAAAATACTATAACTTCATGTGGCAGATCAGAAAATACTTCTGGGATAACAATAGAATATCTATTCTTCAAAATCTTGAAAAGTTCCCACTTAACACAGACCAACTTGACAATGAGTACTATAACATAGTTGCAAAAGCTATTGAATCTACGGATTTATCACCTCATTCTTTGGAAAGCACACGTTTTTATGTTCAAAAGAAAACACCATTTTATGTTGGCACCGAACGCTATTATGAAATCACCTTGCAATTAGCCAATAAATATGCTACTAAATTTAATAGAATAACTGTTTATTCAAAGCAGAATATTTCAACTGCTTATTCAATTAATATTGGCTATACCGACACAACGATTGATTTATGGGGTATTGCTTCAAATATAAAAATCATCACAAACTGGAGGGTATCCATTGCACCTGCTTGTTTAATCAAACTTGGAAGGATACTAAACATTAATTTAAAAATAAGTAAGAACTATGGTGAATACTCTAAATTGATGATTTTTCTAACAAGCACTGGCATGACATTTCTGGATCTTATTGATTTAAAAGAAATAAGCTTTAATGAAGTAGTCGATAGTATTTATAAAAACACTAATACTTGTTATTTCAAAACGGTAATTGAAGCTTTAAGAAAATATTTTTCTTGCGAGTGTGACACATTCGGAAAAAACACCATAAGATTTCTTTTGATTAATATGCGTGAAGACCGAATATCTGATGTTATACCAAATCAATTTAATTCTCCTATGCCTAAAACACCATTTTATTTTGCCAAAAAGTGTTTCCCATTTGAAAAGAATCCTTATCTGGCTAATTATGCAGGAAGCAAGACAAGTAATGGTAATATGGCAAAAATTTTGAGTGTAGCTGGAACAGCACAATTAAAAACTATATCGCCGTATCTGGTTTTAAAAAACAAAATCAAGAATTCTGGCGAAATATATTTTAATTCCAGCGAAATCGCATCTGATACGGATATAGCTACATATAATGAGTATTTAGATGCGTGGGAAACACGTCAAGGGTTTAATATACTGCATGAACAAGAATATGTTACCATTGCTTCATATGAAAGCACAACATTACAAATACTGCGAAAGCTATTAGAACTTTCCCAAAACGGAATTAAAGGGCAAAAAGAATTAAATGCCAAATTCATTAGGGATAATAAGTCGATTTTTGATAATGTTGATGTATCCAAGCAGAAAGCAATAAAGTATGCTTTTGTTAATTCCAAACTACTTCTTATATATGGTGCAGCCGGAACAGGTAAAACAACCCTCATTAACTATATTTCGAGTCTTATGCCAAAGTCTAAGAAACTTTTTCTTACCAAAACACATAATGCGATACAACACCTTAGAAGGCGTATTGAAAATCCTGGCAATAATTCAGATTTTATAAGCTTTGACAGCTTTACAAAAAAAGTTGAGCTGCCGGATTATGATATAATATTTGTAGATGAATGCAGTATAATTGATAATTTTACTATGCTTAAATTTGTGAATAAGATTAGTGAAAATTCCTTAATTGTATTAGCGGGAGACATCAATCAAATCGAATCAATTGATTTTGGTAACTGGTTTTATTATGCTAAAGATATCATAACTACACAGGGAGCTAACATTGAATTACTTGATACTTGGCGGACTCAGGAAGAAAACTTACTGAGTCTATGGGAAGAAGTAAGGAACAATGATGTTAGGATCACCGAAAAACTCGTCATAGACGGACCCTTTTCAAAGGAAATAGGATCAGATATTTTTACTTCTGATGTTGAAGATGAAGTTGTTTTATGCTTGAACTATGATGGAAAATTCGGGTTAAATAATATAAACAGTTATTTCCAAAATGCAAATCCAAATGGAGAAGCTATAATATGGCAAAGCTGGAGGTTTAAAAAGGAAGACAAAATCCTTTTTAATGATAACTCTCGTTTCACATACCTCTATAATAACCTTAAAGGAATTATTGTAGACATAGAAAAGACAGACGATCAAATAGCATTTATTATTGATGTCGAAACTATAATCACTGAACAACAGTGTAAATCAGACCAGATTGAGTATATTGATACTATAGGTGAAAGAACTCGCATCAAACTTATTGTATATGCTTTTGACGAGGACGAAATTGAAAATGAGGAAGACGCAAAGAAGACCATCATACCTTTTCAGTTAGCATATGCCGTTTCGATTCATAAAGCACAAGGCTTAGAATATGATTCTGTAAAAGTGATTATTCCCAGTGTTAATTCTGAAAAAATAACAAAAGGTGTATTTTACACAGCGATAACTCGCACAAAGAAAAAACTAACGATTTACTGGAGTTCAGAGACAATGCAAAAAATAATCTCTGACTTTTCGTCCGAACATAGTGGTTTCAAGAGTCTGGATATAATAAAAAACAAACTAGCTCAGCTGTAAATAAAATTTAGTATCTCCCTATAGAACGCTCAAAGGTTGGATAATACAATCAAATAGCCATAAAAACGAAGCATTGAAGGTCGTAAATCTTCAATGCTTCGTTTTAGTTTATAGGCAAAATTTATAAACTGCATCCTACTTTATAGTAAACCGCCTGATACAAAATAACACAATACCGCATAACAGTTTACAGAATATTCAGGCACGCAAATTTTAAGTCTAAGCCATTAACAAATATAAGATATTCTGCATTTCAGGTGACGTTTGAGAACGTTTCGCAACGTTTGGCGCATTTTGGCGATGTTTCCGCTACGAAAGAGAGCTGCGATTTTTGAAAATTCTTTATGATATAATAATTTCAGCGGACAAAAAAATTTTTCCGCATCAAAATGAAAGAAGTGATACCAATAAAGAAGCAAGTCATAAAATCCTAAACAAATGAAATGTACCGATATGATACCGGAATAAGAGTACCGCACATATAAAAAGTACCGAAAGGAGGAAGGATGTATATGCCGCCCCGAAAGCCGCAGCTGCACGGAGTCAGAACCGCACCCTTGCCGCTTGAGAACCGCAGTGTCAAAGAGCATCAACATTACCCAACATATTAGTCAGCATAGGCCTGCCCGGTACATCAGCACCGGACAGACCCACAGCATTTAATTATTCATACTTGCGAACGATCATTCTAATCTGCTCGGTAATATCCTGCTCCGCCCAGGTGTGCTCATCAACAGGCTCTTCAGAAAACAATTCAAGGATTTCAGCCTTTGCAGCGGAAACGTTTTGACAGTGCAGAAATAACCATGAATAGCGTTCATCGAGCATGACTTCATTCACCGTCATGACTCAACCTCCGATGATACTCCATAACGTTCACGCATTGATATCCTGCCGTCTATCGGCATAATAAATGAGTTGTGAATGATCCTGTCCATGATTGCTTCTGAAATGGGGCTTTTGCTTCCGGGATCAGGATTGATCCTTTCATACCATCCCTCCGGTTCATACTGTGTGCAGAAGATCATTGACCTTTTGCAGCGAGCCTCGGCGATTTCAGGCATAATGTACGATTCTGCAGGTGTAAGCCTGCGGATAAGCCATTCATCAAGGATAAGCAGATCAACTTTCTTGTATGCGTCAATCACCTTCTTGAATTCACCGTTATCTTTAGCAACAGTAAGTTCATCAAGCAGTTCAGGCATACGGATATATTTTACTGTCCTGAACCTACGGCAGGCAGAATTGCCAAGAGCACAGGCAATATACGTCTTTCCATTCCCCGATGCACCCTTGAGAATGATATGATACCCATCGTCAATGTATTTGCAAGTGGAGAAACGTAATATCTGTTTTTTGTCAAGGTGTCTGTCCTCAAGGTATTCAATGCTCTCAATAGTAGCGTTGCTCTCTGAAAAGCGTGCATTATGTATATATCTGTTAAGCTTATTCGCTTGACGTCGGTCCCATTCGCAGTCAACAAGCAATCCCAGACGTTCTTCAAATCCAGGACTTGAAAAGTTAGCATTATCCGCAAGCTGACGTTCCGGTTCAGAGGCAAAAGCGTTCATCTTCATGCTGCGCAAACGCTGCACTGTGGATATATCATTCATTGTCCGCACCTCCCTTTCTGAAGTATGCGGCTCCACGGGTAATGCCATATTTATTGCAACTGTCCTCGGCATCAGACTTTGCATCAGTATTTTCCGACGGCTGTCTGCTGTTCTTGAGAATGGTGGTTATTGTACGGATCGACGGTGCAGACGAGAGCGGGGTCATTCTTTCACAGGCGCTTTCAAGCTTCTTTTTACTATATTTTTCACCCGGTTTTACAAGACTGACACAGGACTTGTACCCCTGCTCGGGAGCCTTGCCCGTTTCCAGAAAATGCTTAAGAACCCGTCTTCACAAGCATA